TGAGTACGCGTTGCTGTTGGAGCAACGCGAGCGTTGGATCTCGAAACTCCTCAACACATACCGCCGCGAATGGTACAGTGACGGTTCGTTAGTGCTGATGGATGTCTCTGAGGATTGGCACCACAAGATCGACCAATTTCTGAAGAGGTGATAAATCATGATCTCGCACATCTTTCTCCTGACGGTCTCTGCGCCTGTGAATGGCCATCGCACGGTTGTGATCAATGATATGATTCATGATCATGAAGAAGTCTGGACGACAAGTGAAACGGATTTGCGAGAGTGGGCGCGCTTCATGTTCGTCAGTATGAAATACACCGTGAAGGAAGTCAGCGAAATAGGCTTCGTTCCCTCTCCTCATTTCTATGTGATTACTGACAAGCCGGAGGTTTCCTTGAAGGAAGCCACCGAAAAGCTTGAATTTGATTAACTATCGGAGAAACCTATAAATGCTGAGTTCATGAAACCCCTCTTGTTGTTCATGATAGTCTGTACTCTCTTGTATGTTCCTACCATCCTATTGATCGTGAACTATATGGAAGGTAAGTTCACAAAACCGTTGGCATTTATCAATGCCAAACGTTGGATGATCTGGACATACAACATTTTAATCGGCTTTGTCTGTTTCATACAAACAGTCGCAGCAACTTTGTTCTGGGTTTGTATGGCCATCCTGATCTGGCGTTTGATTCATCAGCCATACTGTTTGTCGAAATAATCTGCTATAATAAAGCTTTTGGAGATTGCTATGCCCGGTCCTGTGAGCGATTCCTATCAAGGTCCTTCTGACGACAGTCCCTACGTTCCAAGCTGGTGTTACAGCAAAGGACCGAAGATGTGTCCATGTGGTCATCATGAAGGATATCACAATGACGAAGGCGAATGCCTCCAACACGAATCCTGCAGTTGCACCGGCTTACCGGCTGACTGCCTCACTCCCTTCGACGAGATGTGATCATGAAGACTGTATACGACACCATCATTGCCTGTCGCAAAGTCAGCGGTAAGAACGACAAACTTGCCATTCTACAGAAGCAGAAGGAAAACAAGGAGCTCAAGGAGTTCTTGCGCGTGACGTACGAGCCGCGCATCAACTTTTATCAAAGCAAGGTGGACACCAAACTGTTGGTTGTCCAGCAACCTCTTTCTCTCAGCGTGGAGTTGATTTATGAATTGATCAACCAACTTGGTGGGCGTGCCGTCACTGGTGATGCTGCCAAGCGCTATCTGGCTTCGATCTACAAGAGCTTGAGAGAAGATTGGGAGCGTGAATTACTCGCAATGATGATCGAACGTGATGTCAAGGCTGGTTTCAGCACCAGCACGATCAACAAGGTTTGGCCAGGTCTCGTCACTGATGTGCCTTACATGCGTTGTTCGCTTGCCAAGGATTCCAAGCTCAAGGAATTCCACTGGAAGGATGGTGTGTTCTCGCAAGTGAAGGCAGACGGCATGTTTGCCAACATCGACATCTTCGACAAAAACCATATCGATATCATTTCGCGCAATGGCTCTCCGTTTCCCATCGATGCTTTCCCCGAGATTGTCAACGAAATCAAGAATGATCTGTTCAATCAGAAGGGCATTCAGCTGCACGGTGAGCTTCTCGTCAAGAAGGGCAATGACATCTTGCCGCGCGAGAAGTCTAATGGCATGCTCAACAAACTGCTGAAGGGCGGTGAGTTGGATGCTGGGCATCGCGTGATCTACAAGGTTTGGGACATAATTCCAATCAATGAAGCAGTGGCTGGTGGTTCTTACATTGTTCCGTATCAAGATCGCTGGGAGAATCTGTGTTGCATGGTCCCGGAAGTCGGCAATGGTGCCATCACTCGCATCAAAACCAAACGCGTATATTCTCAATCAGAAGCCAATGCACACTACGTCAAGTGTCTTGAAGAAGGCGAAGAAGGCACTGTGTTGAAGGATCCGAACGCGATTTGGGAGGACAAAACTTCCAAATGGCAGGTGAAATTCAAGCTGGAAGTCACCGTCGAACTGCGCGTTAAGGGCTTCAAACCAGGACGCAATAAGTTCGAAGGAATGGTCGGATCTCTCGATTGTGAGAGTGAAGACGGCAAATTGGCAGTGAACGTTTCTGGGTTTGATGACGAAACGCGTCAAGACATGACTGACAATTTCGATCATTGGAAGAACACAGTGATTGCAGTCACCTCTAACTCCATCATGCCAGAACGTAATGGCACATACAGCCTGTTCTTGCCTCGTTTCGCCGAACAGCGTCTCGACAAGAAGAAAGCCGATACGCTCAAGCAAATTCAGGATCAATTCGCAGCTGCAGCTGAATCATTACTATGAAATTGCTCAAGACAAACATCATGGACCGCGATCTGTGCGAGGAACTAAGGAAGGTTCCTCGCTCATTCACGCAAGGCAGAATTTATTCAGGAGAGCAGTCGAACATCAGCATTGAACCAAACATACGAATGGTGTTTGAAAGCGATGTCAATCATCCTGAGTTTGAAGAGCTGTACAAACAATTCGTCTATGATCGACTTGTGCCTTTCTTCAAATTGCCAGAAAACATATCATATGATATGACATACATGCGATATTTCCCAGGTTTCTTCTTCAGCAAACACAGAGATCAAACAGAAGCACGCACTAAGACGAAACCCAAGGTTCGTATTGTTTCTGTCAGCATTTGCGTTGCCGATGAATACGAAGGCGGTGATTTAGTCTTGTACGATGAGAATGGTGTTGCTATCAACAACCATTTGACAGCTGGTTCACTCCTTGCCTTCGATTCGACTATACTACATGAGGTGAAGCCAGTTACAACAGGTGTTCGTGATGTCATCGTTTCCTGGCTCAAATTGCCTAACATGAGCGAGGAATATGAAGCTAAGAATTTGGAGCGATGTACATCTTGAGTTCGGTGAATTAGTTTGGACCAAACACGAAGATGACAAAAACACCGTGCTAGTGATAGCCGGTGATTTGTTTGTTTGGAAGCAGAAAGAAGAAGGTCAACGATTGTTGCGTGAGTTGTGTGACAACTTCAAGGCAGTTGTGTACGTCTGCGGCAATCACGAATTCTATCATTCTGAGATCAGCGAAGTCATCAATGGGCAATACCAATTTGCACTAGAAATCCCCAATCTGTTCTTTCTTCAAGATGACTACTGTGTCATTGATGGTGTGCGCTTTGTCGGCAGCACATTATGGACAGACTTGAACAATGCTGATGATATTGTCATGCAACAAGCTCGCATGTGCATGAACGACTATCGCAAAATTCGTTATTATGATGTCAATGATGATCGTGAACGCGAATTGCGTCCATCAGATGTTATTGCAATGAATGACAAAACACGTGATGTGCTTGCGAAGAATTTGTTCAATCTCTACGATAACAAGACGGTGATCGTGACACATCACCTTCCTGATGTCAAGTATGTCAACGGTTATGCTGACGGGTTGTTGCAATATGCCTATGGCAACACTTTGATGGACACCTACTTTGGTGCGTCAAATCTGGTGATGTGGATTCATGGGCATGCACATATTCGTCAAGAGTATGAGATCAATGGTGTGAAGGTTGTTGCTAACCCACGTGGATACATTGGTCATCAACACATAGCCTATACATTCCAAGATGATAAGGTTTGGGAGATATGATCCTTACTCACAACAATTTGTTAACAGAAGATCAAGCACAACACATTATTGACACGCCTCGTCAAATGCGTTGGGGTAAAGTGCATATCGCGCGTGGTCGTGAAGTGCATGAGGTTGATTTCAAGAGACGCAAGGTGTGGTTGGGTGAAGCAAACGAACCTTTTGTACAAGAGATCCTACAGCCATACATCATGGATGTTGTCGTTCCAACGTATGACATATGCAAACGTTTCAATGTGACAGAAGATAAGATCAGCTTCAACACCATCATGTGTCAATATGATGTTGGTAGTTTCTTCGAAAGACATCAAGATCAACCAGATGTGATGACGCAAACTCAACCACATTATCGCGTTGCATCAATCATCGTTGGGTTGTCGAGTGATTATGACGGTGGTCACTTGATCGTGTACGGAAAGGATTACAACGTTGACATGCGCACGATGCGCGGAGATGTTTTGGTGCATTATCCAGAAGATGAGCACGAAGTGCAACCAGTGACTTCAGGAACTCGTTACAATTTGGCTTGCTGGGTCAAGATACCCAATCCATATCGATAACAAACATTGGATAAATACGCCTGGGTGTAAACCCACAACCGGGAGTTTCCAATGCGCTCAGAAAGAACTGTGTTTTGTGATCATTGTAAAACAGTTCGTGATGTTTCAGGGGTGAAAGCGCCAGTGTACTATGTTGAGAAACTCATGGACAGAGAGTTGTTTGTTCTGTCCTTCATCTGCGACTTGTGTGACAGTCACACTGTCTCCTCAATTCGTGAACCCTTTGGTGACTGAATGAGCTAATATACTGCTCTTAAGCAACTCGATGATTTAAAGAATGCGGCTACCAGTATCTCTTCAGACTGAATCCAAATATACACCTTACCAATTGTATAGAATGTATCTCGCACTCAAGCTACATTTCAGCAGTGCGAGCTATGATGTGTTCAAGTACAATGGTAAGGTGAGTGCATCTGAAGAGTCGTTTGACACTCGCAAAGACAAATACAAGTTTGTCAAATTGTCGAAGCATAAGGACCCTGCAGGGCTACTGGTGGCCAATTTTATTCAGAACCCGAAGTTTTGGGTTGGATCAATTGATGATCCTGAGTCTGAACAAGTCTACTTGCAGTGGCTCAAGGTCCAAGAGTCACTCGGTTACACATTTTCTCAAGAGATGAAGAAGCTCTTTGATGGCAAGAGTATGGATGACGTTCTGTATGTCCCAGAAGGTCAGCACCCACTTTTGCTCTCCAAGCATTTGCGTGGAGAGGTGTCTGTTGAGAACATCGCCATTCTGCAGGACATCCTCAACTTCGTGCCCTATTGGGATGAAAGCATTGCTGATCCTGTTTTGTGGAAGGAAATCAGAATGCTGTTGCTCAAGTACAAACCATTCTTAGAGTTCAGCCGAGAGGAATATCGGAAGAAGCTAGGGCAATACGTTGACCTACAGTCGTGAGACAGATGGTCTGATTCGTATATCTACTCGTGCCTAATGGCATCGAGCTTACATCATGTTGTGGCAGTACCGCCATTGTGAATAAGCATCATACAAGAAATACATCACAATACAAGGAATACACAAATGGCAATCAATTTCGCAGAACTCAAGAAGCAGCGCAAGTCGGACTTCGAGAAGATCCAAAAGGAAATCGAAAAGGTCTCCCAGAAGGGAGGTGCTAATGACGATGCATCCTATTGGCAACCGACTTTGGACAAGGCAGGCAATGGCTATGCTGTGATCCGCTTCCTTCCTGCACCTCCAGGTGAAGACGCAACGTTTGTTCGTCTATTCACTCATGGTTTCAAAGGTCCTACTGGCAAGTGGTACATCGAGAACTCGTTGACCACGCTTGGTAAAAAGGATCCGGTTGGCGAACTCAATTCACAGCTGTGGAACTCCACCGAAGATGACAAGAGCCCAGAGCGCGAACAGGCTCGCAAGCAGAAACGTCGTCTTGGTTTCACCTCCAACATTCTTGTGATCAAGGATGCTGGCAATCCTGACAACGAAGGTAAGGTCTTCAAGTATAAGTACGGCAAGAAGATCTGGGACAAGCTTCAGGCTGTCATGTATCCAGAAGGTGGAGAAGAAGGTTTCAATCCATTCGATCTCTGGGAAGGCGCAAACTTCAAACTGCGTATTCGTACTGTCGCTGGTTTCAAGAACTACGACAATAGCGCATTTGATGCACCGGCTCCTCTGAGCGATGATGATGAGGAACTCCAGAAGATTTGGCAGTCTGAATATTCACTTGCTGCTCTGATTGCTCCTGATCAGTTCAAGAGCTATGAAGAGCTGGAGAATCGACTCAAGGAAGTTCTTGGTGATGCTGCAAAGCCAGTAACCAAGAATGCTGAATCTCTCGGCTTCGAAGCACCAGCTGCTGAATATCGTCCGCGCAACACACCGAAAGCTGCTGAGCAACAAGCAGCACCGGCTATTCATGATGATTCAAGTGATCAAGAAAATCTTGACCAGTGGTTTGCTGAACTGGGAAAGTAAATTCAACTGTCTGTTTGAATGTTGGGGAGAGCGCAATGCTCTCCCCATTTCATTTTGCTCTATATCTTTCTGCTCTAGAAAACGTTCCTATCAAACATGAGCTCTAAATTCTGCAGGAGTTGTTGCTGACAACGGTGCTTGATTGACTGTCTGATTGTTCTGTACATTATTGACGACAGGAGCAACAACTGCTGGTGTTGTTGATGCTGCTTGTTTTGCTGACTGATTGGTCTGTGCCAGCTGAGCGCCAGCCATTGATGACGAACCAGACAATGAAGATGGAGCAGAAGCAACCATGGATGATGAGATATCAGATGCGATGTTTGCTGCTCTTGCAGCACCACCAGATGCTTTGTTGCCAGCGAATCCATCATAAGCACCAGCGCCAGAAGCATCCTTCGGCAATGATGCCCACTCAAGAGACAGTTGCTTCTGAATGCCAGCAACACCATCCTTGGCACCAATGCGAACACGATGCTCGAACAAAGCACGACCCATCTTTTCTTGATTCTCTGGTGAGAACTTGTCTGACAATTTCAGACCTGCCCATTTTGCTGCTTCCAACAGTGTTGTCTTTGGCAAGAACTGATATTTGCCAACAGCACCAGTAATGGTCTTTGTGATCTGACCAATTGTCATCTCAGTCAAACCAGGAATTGGTGCACCATGATGTGCATTGTAACCCGCAGCACCAGACTCTCCTTTGGCAATTTCTGGAGACAATTTCTTCCACAGTGCATCCATATCAATGTTATTTGCAGATAGAGATTGATTGTTTTGTTTCTGCAAACGACCACGAGCACTCATCTGTGTGGTGTATGCATTAACATATGATGACTGTTCTTGATCAGAACCGAATGTGCGGCCAAGGAAGCCGCGACTATCACTCACAATCTTGTTGAGCTGTGCTTTGTCCTGATCAGTTGCATATCCTTGCTTCTGGATCTTTTGTCCGATATCATTCCACTGTTTCTGTTGATTGACGTCGAACTTCTCTTCAAACTTTGCTCCAGTTGCATCTTCTCTGATCTTGCGGTCAGTTGTCTGTGCGACTGTCTCTTCCTGCTTCTCATATGCGCCCATATGTGCATACTTGAGCAATGCATCAGGAATGATTTTCTGTACGGAAGCAGGCAATGATGACAATATCTTATGAATCACATCTCGTGGATCGAAGTCAGCAATTGCTTGGAAGACATCATGAATGTGATCCAGCAATTTGTTGAAGACACCTTCATTCTTACCATCACCAGAGAACCAGTTGTTGAATGCTGTGATTGCATCTCCAACCCAACCAACCAGTGTTTTGAATCCATCTGCTAGTTTGCCAATCCATCCTGTTGTCTTGTCAAGACCATCAGCAAAACCAATGAACAACGGAATGAGCAATCCCTTGATCACGCCAGACAGACCGTCCAATAGTTTCATGAAGGAAGAATCACCGCCGCGCCTGAACACACGGTTCTCACGCGGCTTTTTCTTTTCCTCATTGTCCTTTTCTTCGTTCTGCTCTAAGTTATTGCGTTCTTGCTGAGCATCAATCTGTTGCTGTCTTTTCTTGGAATCAGAAACTGCACGGATGAATGTCTTGAGGAATGTGCTGTTGTTTCTATGTGCTCTGACCAGTGTGTCCAGCATCTCTGTCTGTTCACTGATCTTCTCATTCATGTACGACACCACTGATGTGATGTTGTCTAGAATGCCAAACAGATGATTGTCACGTTCCTTTGCTTCAGCTGCTGCCTTGGAAGCAAATTGTCCTTGCGCATTCTTCCACATTACCTTGCCGTTCTTATCAACAACGCGAGTGAGCTTCTCTGGCTCTTCTTGCTTGCGTTGAACAGCACGTGGTGAAGCATTGATGTTACCAACCTTCACACCAGCAACAATTGCTTTCTGCAAAGAGCGAATTGCTGACACCATCGTATCAAGCAATTCGCTCTGATAATTCATCTGCTCGCTTTGATACTGCGATGCTTTTGCTGATGTCTGCGTGGCATCCAAGATCCCCTTTTGAATCGAGAGGAACTGTTCCTGAGCGGTTGGTCCGTCATTAAACAAACGGGGAAGGAGTGCCATTTCTTATCACTTCTGATCTGTGGTTACTGGTTGATTCAGTGCATCGAATGGCGTTGTGCCATTGCCAATATCAGCCACTGATGGTTTCTCTGGCTTGAGCTTGGCAATATGTTCCCATGTTGATGTACCAATGTACGCACCAATGATGGTGGTGGTTGCCATGTAAAACCAAGAGATGACAGAATCGAGCGCTGCCATCCTTTGTTGCGGAACAAAGAAGAACATTGCTGCTGTTGCCAGAATCATGGCAGCCAAAGCCACCCATGACATCCTGCGCTTGGTCTTCCAACGTTCTTGTTCGATCTGTACCTCAGCCTTCATGGTGAGATAGTTGAACTTTGCTGCAGCAACGTCTTGTGCTGCAGCTGATGACTCTTGGAAGTCATCATACTTGGTTCTTGTTGTTTGTTGTGTGGTGTCAGCCATCAGGAGTTCTCTCGTTTGTGGTCATCCATGATCATTTGCACGTAGATGTCTCGTTCAAAGGGCAACCATTCAAGCACATCCGCATCGCTGTATCTATGTGGTTCTTTGCGCAATGCATGCATGGTTCGATAGTAGTTACCCAAGTCTTGGTAGCCGACACTTACTCGAAAAAATCTTGTAGCCCTTGCAGACGGAATGTCTTATCTGTACCGTCTGCTGCTTTGTAATGCACATCCAAGTAAATGTATGGCATGTCTTCCAAGAACTCTTGAATTTTCTTGAATTGGTCAGCATTCAATGACTGCAAGAACTCATCAAGTTCTCCAGGATCAGCACTCTTCACATCATACACATCTTCCTTATCATAGATGCTAACGATGATCTCCTTGAACAACTCGAATGCCAACTGTGTCTGTTCTGTGCCATCAGTGTTGAAGTTTGCCAGCTTATCGATCACAGAGAATGTTGGATAGCGTAGCACTACACCAACGCCTTGTTCTTCTGACAAAATCACCTTGTTGCTGAGTTTTGCCTTGTTCACCTTCACATCATTCAGATCAACCTTGATGTTGATCTCTTTGTCATCCTCTGTCATGCGCAATTCGAGGATGTTGCTCACGCTCTTGCTACGCAATTGTAGAAACAGCCATTCAATGTCAAACGATGGCATTTCGTCCACATCCAGCTCATCCTGTACACAATTGTTGATGATCTGCTTCATTGCAAGAACCATGCTCTCTGTGTCTTGAGCAGCCTGTGCAATCAGGAGGATCTTCTCCTCACGAACAGTGAATGGACGGAATGTGATTTTCTTGTTGTTGGATGGGAGATTTGTGGTAAACAGCGGTTGTTGGATCTTTGGAAGCATGATTAGAATAGACTCGAGAGTTGATTGAATGAATTGACAACAGCATTGATGTTGATGTTGCCAGAGGCAATGCTGTTGAGAGCGTTTGCAAGATCAGGCGCACCAATGAAACCAGAAGTGATGCTCTCTGCTTGTTGGATGAATGCCTTCTTGCTGCTGTTGGATGCAGCGTAGCCAAGGTTTGCGATGTCTGCAATCCACCCTGCGTTCAGAACAATGCCGCCAGAACCGCCTTGGTAGGATGCTGCTGTGTTCTTCTGTAGTGTGTGATAGCGATAAGCAAATGTGACAGAAAAGGAAGCAATAGCGCCATCATTTCCCCAATCCATCTGCACATCAGACATGCTGATCGGGAATGCATCATAGAGCGTATAACGCAGAATCTCTGTGGGATTGGTTCCAGGTGCTTCATTGTATGCATACAACTCAAGATTGGTCATGTAGTTGGATGGATATTGAACCTCTCCATATGACGCGCCCTGATAGGTCTGAGCAGGATCATAGAATGTCACGGTTGAACGCAACCACTGATCAAACATCGCAACACTCTGTCCGTTACCATCACAATAGAATGTCAGAGTGACGTCAGGATGCAGCACATCGTAGGGAATCTTCTGGGAAGGACCGTAACCCCAGCGGCGCTCATCACTGGTTGCCAATGTGATGCCTGGCAGATTTGCACCAGAACAGAGATAGATGAGGAAAGATGGATCTTGACCAGAAGCAGACATGAATCCTGGAATGCGAGCAATGTTTGCCATGAAGTATGCAGGACGAATGAATCCGAACTGCGCACCATTTGACTTGAATTCATCGACATTGAATGGCATTTCTTCTCTTATCCTTTGTTGATGATCTTTCGCGAATCGCTCCAGACCTTTTCTTTTGTAGCTTTCTTGAATTGCTCGCATGGAAGGAACAGAGCAGCCTGCCATTCATTAGGATGAATGTAGATGTATTGCGAACGCACATGCTCATTTAGATAGTGCTTGACGCAAGGCTTGAACCAACGATAGCGAGACGATGCCTTCAGAATTTGATAGGCGCGAGCACCCAATTTCATCTTGGTGCTGTCATCAAACTTCTGATTCGTCAACCTGTCTGTCCACAGAGCATCCATCAGCTTTGCACGAAGAGTCGGCGGCAGATAGTGCAGATTCAACCCATAGAATCCCTCTGGCACTCGCTTGTATGGCAAAATCAATGGGAACGTGTCGTAGTAGGGCAGCTCTTTCTTCAACTTTGGATCATACACCATCAGATACATGTTGCCAGGAAACCAGACTGGTCCTGTTCTGTCATATTGCGAAGTGAATTGAGATGGACGAACACTTGCCTGTGACACGCTCAACGCTCTTGCTCTGAACCAGTCCATCGATTTCTTTGTGTTCTTGACCACAATGCCCGCCTTTGCTGCATCGCTCAAGATCTTGTCAAACACAAAGCTTGTCTTAATCGTCGCCATTAGATTTGCAACCCTTTGATGTCTTCTTCCGTCATGATGATGAACTTCATGTCATGTGCATTAGCATAAGCAGTCGCCGCTTCCCACTTCGCACTATTCACACCCCATGTTTTGACTTCCATGATATATCTCCTGGTTGGCTTCCCTTGCTTTCTGGCAGGCGGTATAGTCTGCTTCTTGGGCTTAACTTCAATCAACAATTTCGTGATAGAACCATCCTTGTTTTTGATCTTTGCATACATGTCTATGAAGTAGCGATGAATCCTTCCATCAATCGGAGATCTGTATTTCACAATCACTTCTTCACTGTTCCATTCCAACACATCAGTATGCTTGTCAAGGTAGTTCATCAGGTGCCACTCCAATGAACTCCTGTACTGAACATTCAAGTGATTGCCCTTGTACTTCTGAGGGTTCTTCACTCTGTATTTGCCCTTCCAACTCATAGCAATTTCGTCTCGCCTTATAAGAACTTCGTCTCAATTTTTCTCACAATAAAAATGTGAGAAAACAAATGTGTGCTCTCTGTGAATCTCTTCGTGCGTGCTTCATAGATATAGAGACTCTATCTTCGTTATAGAGTCTCTCAACCTCTCTCTAGCAGAAGACGCAATGACATCTCTCACACAGCAGCTGATGAATCTCCCATCGCAGGCAATCTCTGCCTCGCGCAACAACACATCACCGCAGAATGCAGCTCTGAAATTCCCAACGAACGAATCTCCTGTGTATGGCATGATGTTCAAATTCGTCAAATATGCCTATGATGTCTCTGGCACGAAGGCGCAATTCGCAACGAACATCCAAGGCTCGCAGATCTTCCTGCCAATGCCAACGAACATCAACAACCAAATCGGTGTCAACTATGACATGACGCAGTTGGGAATCGCAGGCGTTCTCTACAAGACAGGTGTTGATGCTGGCACATCTGTTGGCGACATGCTCACTGGCAAGCAAATGGTCTCAGGATCAGCAAGCGATGTCTTGAAGCAAGCAGCAGGAGTCGCAGTTGACACCAGTGCATATGTGGCTCGCAAGTTTGTGCAGGGATTGTCAGCAGAGACAGGAGCAAGCATTGATCTCTCACGTGGCACAGTTCCAAACCCATACACTGTCGCAACATTCCAAAACGTGACACCAAGACAACACACTCTCACATTTCGTCTGGTGCCAACTTCGCAGAAGGACTCGCAAGCCATTCAGAAGATTGTGAAGAACTTTGAATATCACTCGTTGCCTGGCAAGAGTGGGTTGTTCCTCACATATCCTGATGAGCTTGAGTGTGCTTTCTTTGGCACACAATATCTGTTTCAATTTGCTCGCTGTGTGATCATGAACGTGCAAACCAACTACACTCCGCTTGGACCATGGACGCCGATGGTCGATACTGCGCCTGCTGCTGTTGAGTTGACATTGACGTTGCAAGAGATTGAGCAGCTCACACAAGAAGCGTATGGCACGACAGACATCATCCAGGCATCATCTCCTGACACACAACAGCAGGATGGTGGTGATGCTGACAGTGACTTGCCAACGATTGACCCTTCATCCTATTCATCAGTGCCAACGGTGAACTTCTAATGATTGAACGTAAGACTTGGAAAGAATTTAGAGATTGCAAGATGTTGTGGTGGATCAATCGCATCCTTCACACATTCGGTTGGGCAATCTGTTTCATTGAGACACAGGATGGACAGGTTGAAGTCTTTCCTGCGCGTGTCACATTCAGAGGATTTGCTGAGGATCAAGATGCAGCTGGCTTTGCTGTGATGAGTGATTGGTTGAAAGAGAATGCTGATCGATTGGCCAAGGAAGCGAATGCATGAGAGCTTATTTTTCCAACATTCCTCTGATCTCATATCGTGGTGTCAATCTTCGTGACATCATGTTGAATGCACGCATTGCACGTGAAGTGCTTGACACAGGAGTGATGTTCTATCCTTACACACTGAAAGATGGTGATACCCCAGAGAGCATTGCGTATGATTACTATGGTTCTGTTGAATACAATTGGTTGGTGTTTTTCTCCAATCAGATAGTTGATCCGCTGTTTCAATGGTACATGCAGCAGACTGATTTTGATGCCTACATTGAAGCGAACTATGGTTCATTGACGAATGCCATGAATCAAATTCATCACTACGAAAGCGCGCCGGGTGGGTTGCAATACACAGTGACTTCGTATCAGTACAATCCAACTGGTCTGGATGAGAATGGGTTGCCTCTCTATCCAGTTGATTGCTACACCTGGGAGACGCAACAGAATGAAGCTAGGCGCGGCATCAAGTTGATCAACAAACAGTACGCTAGTGCAATTGCTTTGGAGCTTGAGAAGAGATTGGCGCCGTGAATGATCTGATCATCTACAACCAGGGTGGCGTTGACACCTTTCAATATGGCATTGAGATTGTGAAGCCAGATGGCACGTCACTTGGCATTGGCAAGTTTGTGAGCGAGTTCAATGTCTGGGAGAGCATGTTTGCGAAGGCATTGCAATTTAAGATGGGTTTGGTAGATGCTGCTGGTCTGGTTGCGAAGTTTGGTGTGCAGACAGGTGATGTGGTGAGCCTGACGCTTGCTCTACATGACAATGATGATGGCAAGATTGTGACTGAGTTCGTCATCCTGAGCATTGATGATGGTGAGCGCACAGACAACAGTCAGGGACGCACGTTTGTGATGACTGGCTTGCATTTGTCGGCGCATCTGAATGGATTGAAGCCAGTGACCAAGAGCTACACTGGCTCACTTGACCAAATTGTGCAGCAGGTCTGTGCTGACTATTTGAATGTGACTGACTTGGATGCAGAACCAGCTAGTGGTACGAGAACGTTGGTTGCTCCAGGTGCAAAGCCATTTGATGTGATTGGATGGTGTTGCAAGCAAGCGCAGAATGCGAGTGGCGATGCAGACAGCTTGTATTTCTTCTGGCAGACAGCAGACAGTCATGTGTTCAAGACATTGCGCAAGACGATTGCTGATGCCACTGTCTGGCAATACACAGTTCCTGTTGATAAGAATCAGGCAGGCGACGGCACTGACATTTGGCGTGTATTGAATTTCAAGCAGCTGAAGCTTGGTCACCAGGCACAAAAGGTGAGTGGTGGACTGTATGAAAATGAGCTGCTGCAATTCAATCACCTGAACCGCAACATCAGTGGCAGCAAGAAGAATTACGCTGACCAAGCAAATGCGGTGAGTGTGCTGAGACAACAACCATTGGCAGATCTGAGCCAAGTTAGCAACACATGGATCAGTGATCAGACAACCAGCATCCGTGGCTTGGCAGCAGCAATGAAAGTGCGAAGTGATGATGCTGCCATTGAACAACAGAACAGCTATCAGAACAAATACAATCAGGCGACGATGCAACAGCAGTTATTCAATCAAATTGCGTTCAGCATTGAGATCTATGGCAACCCAGGCATTCGCGCAGGTGACATCATTGAGATTGATGCACCTGAGCTGAGCAGTGTGAGCAACAAGGGCAAAGACTGGGTGCTACATGGTCAATTTTTGGTGGCAGATGTGAGACATCGCGTGTGGCATGCTGAGCACTATCGCACTTATTTGACAGTGTATGCTGATGGCTACGACACAAGCGTGATGGCAAACCCAGGGCAGAACGGAAACTGACATGCAGATTGAGAACACACCATTTGCAAACATGGTCTGGTTCATGGGTGTTGTGGAAGACATCAATGATCCGAAGGGTGTTGGACGTGTGCGCGTGCGTGCCATTGGATATCACTCAGAAGATCGAGCAGCAGTGCCACACACAGATCTGCCTTGGGCAAGTTTCATGGTGGCAGGAGCAGACACATCAGCACCCATGGTGAAGCCTGGTGATTGGGTCGTGGGCTTCTTTTTGGACAACAGCGAAGCGCAGCAACCAGTCATCCTGGGCAAGTTGCATGGCTTCACGCCAGATCAGAGTGACAGCAGCAAAGGCTTCAGTGATCCAGATGGTGTTTTTCCAAGAGTTGCCAACACACAGACAACGAGTGAGTTGTCGCGTGGTGTTGCAAACACTGTGGTGCAATACAAACAGAACACTGTTGCAAAGGGCATTGCAACAGCAGATGGCAGCAGTTGGGATGAGCCTGAGACCGCGTTCGGCGCGGTCTATCCACAGAACTATGTGATACAGACAGACCAATACAACCTGATTGAATTGGATGACACAGAAGGCAAGGCGCGTGTGCATGTGTTCCATCATGGTGGCAGCTTCCATGAGTTTCATCCAGATGGCAGTGTGGTACAGAGGACGCTTGGCGGTCAGTTCCAATTGGCTTACAAGAACTGGCGTGTGTATGTGAATGGTGACGCTAGTGTGAGCGCGACTGGCAATTTGTCACTAGCTGCGAACAAGGATGTGACAATCTCTGCTGGCGGCAAGATCAATTTGGTTGCTGGTCAGATCACATTGAATGGCAAGAGCTCAGTGAGTGTTGCAACCGCTTCGCTAACGCTTGGAGCAACAGGATCAGCAACACTGAGTGGTTCTTCAGCAACGTTGAGTGCAAGCGGCACAGCAAGTGTGAGTGGCGCGACGGTTGAACTTGGTGATAGCGGATCAGCGGGACAAGGTGCTCAGGGAACAGCAGCAAATGTGCCAACACTGACAGTGCCAGCATTTGCTTTGCCATACGCAAATACATAAGATGATCATCGGAGATCAACGTGGCAGCTAACACAGCAAATCGCCAATACATCGATTTCAACACAGCCTTTCTACAGCATCCTGTCAGCAATGACTTGGGACGCATCTATGATGCAGAGGCTGTGAAAACCAGCATTCGTCATCTCATCCTGACGAACAAATACGAACGCAGGCTAAATCCACAGATCGGCAGCAATGTGCAGAAGATTTTGTTCGAACCCATGGATGGCACAACGACATCTGTGTTGCAAAACTACATTCGTGAGACTATTCAAAATTATGAACCGCGTGCCATTCTACAAAGCGTGATTGTCACCCCAGACTATGACAATCAGTCCTATCAGATCTCCATCATCTTCTCAACAGTGTTCACGCAGAACGCGGTGAACCTGTCATTCTATCTCTACAGGGTGCGCTAATGGCGAACACAAACACTGGCTTTCTGAACGCCGATCAGCTTGACTTCGTTGCGCTCAAGTCAAATTTCAAGCAATGGTTGAGTCAGCAAGATCAATTCAAGGACTATGATTTTGATGGCAGCAATTTGTCTGTGCTGTTGGACTTGCTCACATACAACACATACATCAATGCCTTCTATCTGAACATGGTTGGTAGTGAGATGTTCTTGGACACAGCAATTCTGCGACCAAGTATTGTGAGCCATGCGAAAGAACTCAACTACACGCCACAAAGCATGACATCTGCAATGGCATATGTTGATCTGAAACTGATTGGCAACAATTTGCCATCTGTGGTCACCATTCCTGCGAACTTCCAAATTGTCGGCCAAGCAGCAAATGGCCAGAGCTTCACATTCTTGACTTCCGATGCGATCAACATTGGCGCAGCGAACAACTGGGTTGGAACAGCCATTCCGTTCTACGAAGGCAAAATTGTCACCGAGACATTTGTTGCTAATAGCTCTGTTCGCTACACATTGCAAAGTGCTAATGTTGATGTGACCAGCATCAAGGTGAATGTGCAGAACTCCAGCTCAGACACAACGAACAGCAATTGGACCAAGGCAGAAACGCTGTTTGGTTATACCGGAACCAGCAATGTGTTCTTTGTACAGGGTTATCAAGACTATCTGTACGAAGTTACATTTGGATCTGGCGTGGTTGGTGCACCTGTGCCAGATGGTTCTATTGTACGCGTCACCTATCGTCAGACAAACGGTCCATTGGCCAATGGTGTGAAGAAGTTTGTGGTGAACACTTCGTTGGCCAACGTGCAGTCCATCACTGCAACCATCAGTAACACGAATGTGATGGCATCTGGCGGTTCGTTGGCAGAAAGCAACAGCAGCATCCAGTTCAATGCTCCGAAATACTTCGCAACGCAAGAACGCGCTATCACGGAAGAAGACTATCAGACGCTGTTGGAAAACAAGTTCCCACTGTTGCAAGCAGTCACTGCTTATGGCGGAGAGAAGGCAACGCCACCGATGTATGGCAAGGTGTTGATCAGCGCGAAACCATTTTCTGGCACTGTGTTGCCAAACACTCTGAAGGAACAGATGGTCACATACTTGCAGAACAAGTGTGGACTGACCACAACTCCGATCTATCAAGATCCTGCTTTCTTCTATGTGGGCGTGAACAGCAAAGTCTATTACAATTTGAATGTGACCACGCTAAGCGATTCTGATATTGAATCTGCTGTGGCGAATGAAATTGTGAACTGGGGAAACACTGCACTAGCGGGCTTTGGTGGTGACTTGGCGTTCTCCAAATTGTCTGCTGCCATTGACTCTTCTGACGAGAGCATTGTGCGCAACGATACTAGCGTGCAGATGATCTACAAGCTCAATCCATTGCTTGGCATCACTTCGTCATACACCTGGAGCTTTGGTAATCAGATCTATACAGACAGTCCAACCCTTTATGCATATCCTGCTGGGCGCGCGCCTGCAGTCACTTCTGGTGCGTTTGGATACACAAAGGGTGGCACGTCATACAACAGCTTCATTCAAGATGATGGTCTTGGAAAACTCTATATCTACACTACTGACAACCAAGGCAATAAAGTCATTCTGAACAGCGCAATCGGCACAGTTTCATATGCAACTGGTGCGGTTTCTATCAACAATCTCATCGTTGATTCGCTGCCAACTGGTGTATCCACGCTGAATATCTACGCAAGGTTGATCACGAACGACATCAGCACCTCCACCAACCAAGTCCTTGTCATCGATCCTCTGGACGTGACGGTTGATGCGATTGGAGTGCGCCTCTAATCTCTTAGGAATCACGCGTGGCTTTCACAAAGCTCATTTCACCATTCGTTGCTTCTCAGTTCCCTTCTCTCTATGAGCAGGAAGGACCACTGTTCATAGCATTCGTGAAGTTGTACTATCAGTGGCTCGAAGAGCAAGGAAATGTGGTCAATGAGAGCCGATCTCTTATTGATTATCGTGACATTGACACCACGCCTGATGCATTTCTCAAGTATTTCCAAGACAAGTACATGCAGGGATTGCCAGCGGACATCGTTGGTGATCGACGCAAGCTACAGAAGCACATCAAGGAAATCTACAGCAGCAAGGGCACCATCGTTGGATTGCAGCTTCTCTTTCAGCTGCTCTATGGCACAGAGGCGTCAGTCTACTATCCTGGTCAAGACATTCTTAAGCCATCAGATGGTGTTTGGACGCAACCGCAATACGTCGAAGTTTCAGCGAACCCTCTCAACGTTCTGCTGGTGGGAGAGACCATCACTGGACGTGAGTCGGGCGCAACTGCAATTGTTGAAGACTATTCTTATCGTTATGTAAATCGCCGACAGATCAATGTGTTGTCTGTGTCCAATCTTCATGGCACATTCAAGACAGGGGAGATTTTGCTCAATGGTGTGATCACTGATGTGTTGCAAGCGCCACGTGTCGTGGGATCAATGACAAGCATTGATGTCAACGAATCTGGCTTCAACTACAAAGTCGGTGATGTGCTTCAAGTGCTCGGCGGATCTGGCATCAATGGCGAAGCAGTCGTCAGCAGCGTGCAGCCACGCAACGGCGCAATCATCTTCACCATCGTAAATGGTGGTTTTGGCTATGCAAACAATGACTCGTTTGCACCAACCACTGTCACTGTAAATCCTGGCATTGGCTACACGGCGAATGTCTATCAGTTTGCTGTTGCAAATGGCTCACAATCTGAATTTTCTTTGTCGAATGTCAATGGAAATGTGATCTATTCGGCGGTCATCAGCAATGTGTTCGTCAAGGATTGGCAGAGCGATTGGATCAATCATCCGACTTCTGTCATCTGGGGCATTGATAGCGAGTTCCGTTCAACAATCCCTTCCAGCAGCTGGGCTATCAGCAATACGACACCAGCAAATGGTGTGCAGAGCAAGGTTGGTCTCACTTGGGGTGATGGCTATTTCAACACTGGTGTTTACATGCCAGCAGATGCATTCACCTATGCATCTAATACTGCTCAGACTGACTTGAGCCTTGCCAATTCTGCTGCGTTTCCGCTTTTTGCAAACACTGTCTACACGGTTTCGTTCTTCTACAAGAAGGATGATGGCACACAGCTGTCACTTATCCCGTACAATCCTCAAAACTATGTGAAGGATCCTGGGTTCGAGAGCGAAAGTTGGACAGTCAGCAACACCGGTGGTGCAGCAGCCGCAGTCACCTATGTGACTGGCGCGAATGCGATCGATGGCAACGTTTCTCTGCAAATTGGCAACAACACCAGCAACACGATTCTTACAATCGTGCAGCCAGCAAACAACAACTACACCATGGTCAATGGTCACACGTACCAGATCAAGGTGTCGTACAAGACCAGCGCAGATTTCAATGGTGATGCTGGTTCAATGCTTGCTCTGCGTGCGAACTTCAGTGATGCAAACATCGCTCCGAACACGGTCGTTGCTTCGCTCCAGTTTGGTCCTTCTACAACCGTCACGACTCTGTCCAACACATGGACGGCAAACTCTGTAGCACAGAGTGCGATTGTTGCTATTCAATGTGACAGCACGGATGGCACACTGACGATTGATGATGTCTCACTGGTTGACATCACCAATGTGAACATGCAAGACCTGATCATTCGCTTCGGCAACACCGTGGCGAACACAGGAACAAGCACGAAAGTGCCGAACACTCTCAACACCTATCGCTATTCGACCACACTCACGACTGGCAACACAACTGTTCTGGAGTTCATCAAGAACATTGATCGCGGTGCACATGATTGGTCGAACGTTGGTTTGACGCTGACGGGTGTCAAGATCGACATTGGCAATGTCGATAATCCATATGTCTCTCCATTCGAAAACTTCCCAGTCTCGAACGCGCTGTCGAGCATGGTTCTTCCGCTCACTCGTGGTGTTGTTCAGTACGATCCAAGCACACGCAAGTTCCTTTCTGCAACAGAGCTTTCGAGCATTTGGGCATATAATGCCAACACAAATGCCAATAACTCAACCATCACTACAAGTGGTCTAATTTCTCCAGACAACGTTTCCACCACGCCAATTCTAGTGCATGTTGCGAACGGCACTCTAGTTGGTCAAGGAATTACGGTCACTGTAAACAACGTTGACCCTACGCAAGAAACGGCAATCAACTTGTGGATGAAGGGCAGCACAGGCGCTGAGAATGTGGTGGTTGGCATCGCAAATGGTGCAACCCAGAGCATGACGCTTCCGACAACTTGGAAGCGTGTGCAACAGATTGTTCCTGCTGGCACATTCTCTGGCAACACATTTGTATTTGAAGCCTATGTGAGCAGCATTCTTGATTCGGCAACCGCTGCGAACAACGTTGGTTTCTATGCTGACATGTTCCAAGTTCAGCAAGGCGCAACTGGCTTCAGCAATGCATATCTGAACTACGTCGCTGGCGCAACAAGTCCATTCACTGCGAATGCTGACTATTACACACTCGGTTCTGACAACATCCAACTGGACTACAATCCGGCTGCGAACGCGATTCTGTACTGGTCTGGTTACACAATTGGCAATCCAGGTGTTGGCGCGACATTCAGCATTGGCGAGCTATCAAATACGCAGATCATCACCACGCCAGTTGACGTTGTTGGAACATACCAAAATGTCGTGCTTTCAAGCATTGACTATGGATTCCCAGCAGCCGAAAATCTGCCAGTCAACTACACTGCATCCAACACATTCTTTGCGAACGGAAACGGAACAAACACCACATTCACCTTGATTGGTGATATGGGAGAACCTCTTGTTGCTGCTTCTGCAAATGTGTCTGCCATCTATGTCAATGGTGTTTCGCAAGCGGGTTACACCGTCAATGAATCGACTTCTCAAGTCACACTGATTTCTGCTCCAGCGCTCAACTCTCAGCTGACTTGGAGCGGTACATACGCGGCGCTTGGATCCAACTACAACACTCCATTGACTGATGCACTTGATGTTCGCAACATCACTGTTGGTACGATTGAGTCTTTGATTGGCATCAACCCTGGTGTTGGCTACAACGGACCTGTACAAGTTTCTGTTGTGAATGATGTCATTGCTGGTCTCAATTTGACTGCTCCTGATGGCACCATCATGGGCGAAGATGCGAACATTTCTGCTGTGGCATCTGCGGGAAATGGAGCAATTGCAACCGTCAGCATCCTTGATTCTGGTTATGGATATCAACAGGGTGATGTGATTGAGCTATTCAATGCCAACAATCCATTCACTGCTGGCGGTTCTGTCAACCTTGGCCAAGGCGGAAAAGGTGCGGGTTATTGGAAAGACACACGTTCGTTCCTTGATTCTGACAAGTACATCCAAGACGATTTCTATTACCAGGATTATAGCTACGAAGTTCAGGTTGAGCTTGCATTCAACCGCTACAGCGACTTGCTCCAGAAGATCTGGCACCCAGCTGGTACCAAGATGTTCGGCAAGGTCATTATCGGCAATCTGGTAGACAGTCAATCAGAGATCGCAGAGATCAAGTTTAGTTCGATCTTCCAGACACAATATCTCACTTCGTACGACACGTTGTTCACCACAACGCGCAACACAACGACAGCCTATCTGTCGATGTATGGCACCACGTACTACACAGAGAAGGCAACTCAGACTTCTCAGGCAACACACGCAGATCTTTCGTATCTACCAGAATTGGTCGTCAACGGCACATTCAATGTCGACCTTTCCAACTGGAGCACGGGCTATGGTTCGGCAACCTGGAGTTCAACACAGGCGATCGAACTGGCTGCGAATACACTCGTTTATCAGCAGATTCAGACAGTTGCTGGCCAGGAATACTACATCCAGGCAAACACTTCTGGTCCAGTAACGCTGGCTGCATCTCCAAATGCTAATGGTGCAAATGCTTATGTCAGCAACACCATTGCAACTGGTCTGGTGACTGGAGCGTTTGTTGCTCAAGGTTCGCAGACATACGTGGTCATGTATACCAATGCGAACACAGCAACGAACGTTGATAACGTTTCTGCCAAGAACCTGCCGCCTTCTAGCCGTACGACTTATTACGCAACTAGCCGTTCGACGTTGACAGTGTTCGATACCAACCAGAGCACCAGTCTTTCTACAACGACTGTCTACAATACGATTTTCAACACTGCGTTCTTGACCAACATCTTGACCGCATCGACGTTCCAGACAAACTATCTCACAATTCGCAGCACATTTACTGCGTTCAACACAGCATATGCAACGAGCCGTCAGACAACACTCCAGACGCTCACGGTGTTCAACACGCTGTCTCCGACAAACTTCGCTACGAACACCACATACATCACGACATTCGATACATCTACGCAGACTTCTCGAATCACGATCACAACTGGTTCTACAAACTATGCGACAAATCGTCTAACCACGACGACCACAACGACTGTCTACGATACAGCATATCAGACTGCGATTGCAACCGATACTACGGTTTCAACCAGTGCTCAGACCAGCCGAGCAACAGCTACAACTACAACGACCACATACATCACAACCTATTTGTCGATGTATGCAACGAACAATCTCACGGCAACAACTCGTTCGACGATTGCTCCTACAACATACGAAAGTCTCTGGAACACAGTTTTCATTTCGACATATGCAACAGCGTTCGGAACAACGATCGTCACGACATTCAACACTCTGACTGTCTTCAATACGACGACTTCGCGTTCGACCATTACCACAACGATCAAGCCAACCAACTACCTCACTACGACAACGTTTGGCACGGCAACGACAACTGCATATGCAACAAATCGTGCAACAGATACAACTGTTTCTACGATCACGACTTACAACACGACGTTCGATACAGCGTTTGCAACTTCACGCGCGACAGCAACAAGTCAACAGACGCTGACGGTATTCAACACTACTTCGACGAAGAACACCACATACGCAACGGTATATCCTTCTTTCTTTGCGACGAGCGCATCAACTTCGCGTTCTACTACAACGGTATTTGATACTTCGGCTTCTACGCTGACGGTATTCAACACAACCACCGCAAAGGCAACGAATTTCCTGACGACTACAACGTTCTTGACTTCGTATCTGACATACTATGCAACAAATCGTGCAACAGATACCAACGTCCAGACTTCGTTGAACACGACGCAGCTGACTTCCGCGTCGACCACGACAACGTTTGCGACGACATATTCGACGTTCTACGCAACAAATTTTGCAACCACGACGACATACACCACGACGTACAACACGACGTATTTGTCTGCTCGCACAACGACGTTTATTACAACATTCAACACGACCACCGTATTCAATACGACGACAGTGTTCAACACGACCACTTCTTGGTTGGTTGCAACAAGTGCTGTTACTTCGCAGGCAACCACGACAGTGTTCAATACGACCACGACGTTTGTGACCGTTTGGATCACTTCTTCGCGAACACCAACAAGTTCTCACTCGAAGAACACTACGGTTGCAACATCTCGCGCTACTTCAACATCTCGCGCTACTAATACTTCTTGGACGACAACTTGGAATACAACATACAGCCAGCTGACCGCTACTTCGGCTTCTACAGCGACCTCCCGCGCAACGGCTACGACAAATAGCACGTCACGTTCTACCAACGTTACCGTTGTGCGTGCAACTAGTCAGCTCACTTCTAAGTCTACGACGACTGTGTTCGATACAAGTCAGATCACGACAGGTTCGACGAGCCGTGCGACCACAACATCGTACATTACCACATTCGTCACAACTTGGGCAACATTTTACGCAACGACAACCACATTTGATACCAGCACAACAACTTCCAAGAACACAACGCTTCAGACGTTGACGTTGTTCAACACGACTTCTGTCAAGGCAACGAATTTCCTGACGACGACTGTCTATCCAACGAACTTTGCAACCACAACAACGTTCGTCACAACATACGACACGTCAACTCAGACTTCTGTCATCACGACAGGTGTTACGAGCACCACCAAGTCAACGAACTTCTTGACGACCACGGTATTCAACACCACAACGACTTACGACACTGCATTTGCAACAAGTCGTTCAACAACCAACAACACACTCACAGCTTTCGCAACGATCACCACGTTTGACACTGTGATTGCAACAACCAAACAGACCAGCGCACAAACGCTGACGGTGTTCAACACCACATCAAACATAAACACCACAACGGTGTTCGCAACAGCAACAAACTTCTTGACTGCTACATCGCGCAACACCACATATGACACAAGCCAGATCACGACTGTTTCGACGAGCCGTCAGACGGGAAGCATCACCTCCCGCAATACCTCGATCATTACCACCTTCAATACTACAACAGTCTATGATACGGGTGGCACAGTCAATCGCTCTACATCTCGTACAACGGCAACGAATAAGATCACAACGTACGCAACTGTCTTCAATACAGCATATGCAACAACGACAGTCTATCCAACCATGGTGGCGACTTCCGCAGTCACTACCACGCTGAAGAACACTGCGTATGACACGATCTTTGCAACGAATAAGCAGACCACCACGGTGTTTGCTTCGTTCTTTGCAACGAGCCAATCGACGATTGGTGTCACTACCACCGTCTTCAATACTTTGAAGTCGACCAACTTCTTGACGACAACGACGTATGCAACAACATACGACACTGTCATCCTGACTGAAGCTGCAACGAACACCGTTTATAACACTGTGTTCAACACTTATACATACAAGGTCACTTCGATTGTAACGAATCGAAACACTTCGCAGCAGACGCAGAATGCAACAACCACTGTTTATCTGACTGCATTTGCTACGAATCGCACGACGACCACCACATTCGACACCAATCAGTTGACTGTGTATGTCGTTGTTCCGACCCTTTATCTGACGTATTTCAACACGCTGACATCTGCTCCGACGTCGTACGACACTGGCTACCCAACTACTCGCTCGACCGGAACAACGTACGACACTTCGTACCAGACAGCGCGCGAAACATCACTTGCAACAGAAACCAACATAGTGCTGGCTGATACTCCAGCGCTCTGATGAAAGGCTGAAATGAGCACTAACATTCTCTCCAAATTCAAGCAGAACGAGATTGCTAACTTCATTGATAGCATCGATTCTCCAGTACGCGCGATTCAAATTTTGTCTGCCGGTTCTGGTTATGCAAATGGAGAGAATGTTTTGTTTGCCGGTCCAGGTACACAAGCGAGTGCAAAAGTGTTCACAGATCCAAACGGGGCAATCCAGTACATTGCCATCATCAACGGCGGCAATTACGAAATTGCTCCGACACTGAGTGTTTCAACTGCAGCTGGATATGGTGCTGTTTTACGACCAGTTTTGGACAATGAGAACTTTTATGTGTTTGCCGGTCGTCCATTGCCATACTCACCAAATGACAACAATCCAGATCCGAACTACGAAAACGTCTATGATGGTTACAACTTCCAGTTCGATCAGATGTACTTCGGCGTCAAGCTGACCAACACAGACGTCTCATTCGTTGCACCTCGTCACACCTGGCAGTCTGGTTCTGTGTATTATCAGTATGATGATAAGGACACTAATCTCCCGAACGAAGCATTCTATGTTGTTACCAGCGCGAATCTGGTCTTCAAGTGCATCAACAATAATGCGAATGGCACTTCAACCATTGAACCTTCAAACACCCAGAGCACAGGCATGCCTCCGGTTCTTTCGGATGGCTATCAGTGGAAATACATGTGCACTATCACGGGTGTAGATCAGACCAAGTTCGGCACGAGCCAATTCATCCCAATCATTGAAGATGCAAACGTTACTGCCAATGCAATTCCTGGCGGAATTTTCAACGTTTTGGTGGAATCTGGTGGTATCAACTATCCATGTTCAGTCGGTCAAGTTCTTGGCGTCAGCGGAACACAGGTCGTAATTTCTGCTAACACCACACCAATCAACAACTATTATGCCAACAGCACATTGACTGTGTTTGGTGCAGGAAACGAAGTTACAAACTGGCGTATTGTACAATCCATGCAGGTTGGTGCAAATAACGTTATTGTCCTCGCGAACACCTTCACACCTGATCAGATTTCGGTGGGTTTCAATTATCAAATTGCGCCAACTCTGAATGTGATCGGAGATGGTTCTAATTTTGAAGGCTACCTAGTGATGAATCAACAGAGCCAATCCATTGTCTCTGTTCAAATTGTCGACCCCGGTCATGGATACAACATCGCGAATGCGCAAGTCATTTCTGGTTCTAGCTTTGGTACTGGTGCAAATCTTCGACCAATCATTTCTCCACCGGGTGGACACGGATCTGACGTACATGGCGAACTTTACTGCCAATATCTCGGTCTATCAGCACAGTTCGCAAATAACTTGGGACTTCCTGACAACGTTACTATCAGAACAGTTGGTTTGTTGAAAAACCCACAAGTGTATGGTTCTAACAATACACCATACACTAATGAGACGTTCGTTCAGACAGTAGCTCTACAAGTATCAAATACAACCGCATCGATGTTTAGCATCGGTGAAGAAATCATCGGCAACGTTTCTCGCGCGCGCGGTGCGGTTGCGCTGTGCAACTCAACAGTTGTTGTGATCACCGGTTATATCGGTGAATTCTTGACTGGTGAAACGTTGAATGGCCAGACTTCTGGCGTTCAGTTCGTGTTCAACAGCGCCAACACAACACCTGCTGTCAAACTTTATTCCGGCGATATTCTCTACCTTCAGAATATCGGCGCAACAGAACGATCGCCAACTTCATCTGAGCAATTGAAAATGATTGTGCGACTTTGAAGCACTGAAAACAGGCTATATACAACAATGCAGATAGTTGAAACATTTTTGGAGATCTTCCGTGTCGCTTGACATTGCCAACACAGTTCTAGCATCAAGCCCTTATTTCGACGATTACAATGCGTCGAAGAACTACTACAGAATCCTGTTTCGTCCATCTGTAGCCGTTCAGGCTCGCGAGCTAACACAGCTCCAGACAATGATGCAGGCTCAGATTGAGCGTTTCGGCGACAACGTCTTTAAAGATGGATCTATTGTTCAGGGTTGCTCAATCGAATATATCACTGATCTTGAATACATTGGCATCGAGGATCAGTTTACAAATAACTCTTCGTTGGCACAAAATGACCCGCGCCTCATCGGTGCGATTGCAATTGGCCAGACTTCTGGCGCCCAGGCACTCATCGTAGAAACACAAGCAGGATTCATTCGTCAGAATCCTGGCCGTTTCTTCATTCGTTATACCAGTCCAGGTGCCAACAATCAGCGTACATTCGTCGCAGGCGAAACGCTCAACATCTATAACGAAGATACCTCTTATGTTGAAGACGTTGTGCTTAATGTTCCAAACGCTGCGCCGTTTGCTAATTCTCTCGGACTAGCAGTCACTGCAGTTAGCACCAGCAATACTGCGAACATTACTGCACGAGCTATCATCGTAGACGTTTCTACAACAAACAACACTATCAAAGTCAACAATATTAAGCGACGCTTCAATGTTGGTGATACTGTGTTCTTGCAATCCAACACCAGTACTTCTGCAATTATTGCTAATGTTGGATATGACGTTTCTTCTCTACTCGGCACCATTAATACACTGACATCTAACACAGATGGCATTGCAATTGCCAATAGTGATCTGGCTGGTTTTGCATATGGTGCGCACGTTTCTGATGGCATCATCTACCACAAAGGTTTCTTCCTTTCGGTAGCAGCTTCTGACATCATCATTAACCCTAACTCGAATGACCCATCAAACTATCTCCTGGGCTTCGAGACGGCAGAGAATGTCATCACAGAAACAACTGATTCTTCTCTGTATGACAATGCGCTTGGTTCTCCGAACTACAATGCACCGGGCGCTCATCGCCTACAACTTGTCAGCACGCTCGTTGCTAAACTGGCGAACACCGTTGCTAACACTGATGTGTTCTTCCCGGTCGTCACGTTCTCAAACACTGGTGTTGCTTACGACCGCACTGATCCACAATATGCTGCACTCGGTGATAGCATTGCTCAACGTACTTACGAAGAATCTGGTCATTTCGTTGTCAAGCAGTTTGGTATTTCTTCTGCTCCGGATCACACGAACGCTAATGGCGTCGTCTATGAAATCACTCCTGGTCTCGCATATGTCAAAGGTTACAGAAATGAGCTTCTGACAAATTTGCCGGTTAACGGCAGGCGCGGTACAGACACGACATCGTACACCAATCAAATTGTCACGATGTCATATGGCAACTATGTTGAAGTTCAACAGGTTCGCGGCTATTTTCCGACGGATCATGCTTCTGTCGTTACTCTGTTCGGCGGTAAGCAGTTGGCAGTGTCCAACAATCTGACGTCTTCATCGAATGCTCAGGGTACTGCAATTGGTACCGCTAACATTCGTGAGTTGGTATATGAATCTGGCACCAAGGGCTCTGCGAACGCTGTTTACAAGGCTTATTTGTTCAACATTCAAATGTCAAACAGCAGCTATAGCTTCTCGAATGTCCAGTCATTGGTCTATGAAGGTTCGAGCGGCAACGCATTCGCAGACGTCATTTCTTCGCCAGCAACTCTTCAAGAAAGTTCCTACGTTCCAATGCTGTTCAGCGTTGGTGCTTCTGCTGTCAAGTCTCTGACGGACGCAAACGGAACTTCTGCGTCTCAATACTACTACACTGCAGCCAACACTTCAGCTTCTATCGATGCTGGCGGTAACATCGTGTTCCGTGTACCATCTGGCGGCGGTATCCTTGGATTCAGTGACGGTTCTGACATCTCAGAACAACACATCGATGTTGTAACAACGGCTAACCTCACATTCGCAAATGTTGTTGCAAATGCAACGTTGTACGCAAACGGCGTGATCAATGGTTCTGGTCTTGGTGGGCTCGTTCTGCCAGGTGAAACCATCATCCATGGCGCAAACCTGTATCTGGTCGCATCCACCATTGATGGTAACACGGTTGCTGTTGCAAACACAATCACACTGGTTGCTAATACTGGTCAGACGCTTGGTCGTATGCACTATGCTGGTTCTCTGATTTCGTTGTCAGGAACTGGTCGCACACTCACGATAAATGCCAACAACCAAGCTACAATCAACCTTGGTGCTGCTCCAAACAACGCTCCAGTAGCAATTGATCTGCGCTTCTACACTTTGCAGAACCAAGCTCTGCAAATTCAGAAGGTGATCAATCGTGGAACGACTGTCATTATCAAGACAGCCAATACTGGCACTGACGTTGGTCCTTGGAACCTTGGTATCCCAGATGGTCTGCGCCTCGTTGCTGTCTATCCTGCAACAGGAGCTGTCAACGCTCTGGCAGTAGACACAACTACTAATCTTGCGAACGTGTTCGTCTTCCACAATGGTCAGACGGATAGCTTCTACGATCATTGCTCGATTTCGTTGAGCAACATCAATGATGCTAACACTTATTCAAACACTACGTTTGCTGTGGTCATCGATCACTTCACTGCAAATACTGCAGTTGGTAAGGGATATTTCAGCGTCGATTCTTACCCAATCGATGATAGCGAAGGAATGGACGCGAACGTTTCGATCCACACATACGAAATTCCTGCGTACTATTCGACCTCTTCTAGCAAGACGTACAATCTTCGTGACTCTATTGACTTCCGTCCCTACAAGGTCGCAACGGCAAATGTCACTGCTAATTTGTATGCAGCTACGCTGAGCCCAGTAACGACTAATCTGTTCGACGCCAACACCTCAGCGTACAAACCGTTCCCTGGTGAAAACTTCGAGCTGAATTACACGCACTACATCGGTCGTGTAGATACGCTTGCGTTGACGCCGGCAGGAACATTTGTTGTCGTCGAAGGTGTACCTTCGTTGACTCCAGTTCCACCAGCAATCAGTAATGATTCGTTGACTATCGCACAGATGGTTGTTCCTCCATTCCCGTCACTGACGGACTTGGAAAAGCAGTATTCTAACACGACTGCTTACAACATCACCATCACAGTGCAGAGTCACCAGCGTTACAGAATGTCTGACATTGCTGCACTTGATGCACGTATTAGTCAGCTTGAATACTACACCACGCTGAACACCCTACAACTGGCGGCTGCTAACACGTCAATTATGAACAGCAGCGGAAATGATCGCTTCAAGAATGGTATCTTTGTTGATCCATTTACCGATCACTCATTCGCTGCAGTTAGCGATCCGCATTATCGAATCGCTATCGACGAACAGAATGGTCTAGCACGTCCATTGTTCATGCCTGAATTTTTCGAAATGGAGTTTGATTTCCCGAACTCCGCAGGAGTGACCCAAGTCGGCAATCAGATTTTGATGTCGTATGGTGAAACTTCGTTCCTCAATCAGCAATACGCGACCCAGGCACGTTCGTTGTCTGGTGCGCCGCCTTCTTACAACGGAACGCTCAAGCTCGTTCCTAATGTTTGGTCAGAAATCGAAACGCTGCAAGGACCAGTTACCATCGTGGCTTCTGATGCTCCAGCATCAGCACTTTCGTCCATGACGACTGCTCAGCTGTGTGCTCTGTATGGTTGGTGGCGCGTGGATGGCAATACAGTGACCTCGTCCAATACGACAGCAAACAATGCAACGGTCACAGTTCGTCAGGCAACAACTTCTTCAGCGAACAGCGCTTCTGCAATCCTGAGCTACATTTCTCCGCGCGAAGTGGCATTCGTTGCTTCTGGTTTGAAGCCATACACGACCTTCAATCTATACATTGACGATTATGACATGAGTCAATGGTCAGCTCCCGGTAACATTGCCAACACAAGCGCGGTTGATGATCAGTATGTCACACGTACTGAAATTTGGGGTTCGCAGCTAGAATCTGACTCGCGCGGAACACTTTCTGGAAAGATCTCAATTCCAGCAAATCGTTTCAAAACGGGTGGTCACACGGTCAAGCTTCTTTCTGAAGAAATCGATGCAACCACCAATGCTCAAGTTTCGACTGCAGCTGCTGTCTTCACTGTCAATGTGACGTACCAAGAATCTCCTGGTCCGGTCATTGTGATTCCGAAGCCAGCTCCGGCACCAGCACCTGCTCCGGCACCAGCACCTGCGAACACGAACACTGCTCCAGCTCCAGCTCCAGCTCCAACACCGCCTTCGGCCAAGTTCAATTGGTCTGGTAGCACCTATGTTCAAGCACCTTCTGGTCACACAATTACATTCAGCGATGCTTCTACAAAAGGAACAGGAACAATCACTTCCTGGCAGTGGACATTCGGTGATGGTAGCACATACAGCGGTCAGAATCCACCTGCCCACGCGTATGGTGGTATCAACGCTGCATCTACCAATCCATACACAGTGACACTGAAGGTCACAGATTCAAATGGTCTGTCATCTTCATACACACAGACCATTACCCTGTACACGTTGGCGCCGCCGCCGACCTCGACAATCAACGTCATCAACTACTCGAATGGTGTGTTGATTGGTACTGGCGCAATTGGTTCTGGTGGAACAGAAGCAAACATCAACATGGTTGCTTCGGCATCGAATCCAGTTGCAGGCGCTTACTTCAACTGGTCGTACAACGTTATTTCGGGTAACACCATTAACTACACGACCATTCAGGGCACTGCGAACAACACGTTCATTCCTCATCTGATTGATACAAACCCAGCAGGACATGCTAACAATTTGTCCTCTACGATCGCAGTTACTTGCCAATACTTGGCATCTAACGGCTTCGTGATTGCTTCCACCAGCCAGAACTTCACACTGTGGCTGACAAACAAGCTCGGTCCGGTCAACTATGGTGTTGCTTCGTACGCAGATCCTCCGAGAAAATCAGCGATCAACGAATCGGGTGGTTATGGTCGTGGATGCGTTGTTTGTGAGGCATGGCTAAATAATGTCACACGCGCTGCTGAAGTTGGACCCAAGTTCTTGGCAGACACATGGTCTCCAGGGGAAGATAACATTATGCCATGCGCTCCAACAGAAATTCATGATCCTCGTTTCAATTATTGTGTTCGTCTTGAAACAGAATCTGGAATTGAATTGACACTTTCTGTTGACACACCATTTAACCTGAAACACGCAACATCTGACCTTGCTCCAGAAACCACAAAATACGCTCCTGACATGCTTGGAGAAGAAGTTCTGGTTGATGACGGTGGCGAAATTCGTTGGGAAAAGGTGGTCAACATCTATGACGTTGGAGAAAAGATGGTAGTTCCGCTTGGTTTTGGTGGTCGCTCATTTGCCGCTGGTGATATTCCAGACCGTCGCATCTTCAGCCACAACATGCTGAAGGCTATTATTGGTCTATAATTGGTATTCTGATAGGAAATTTGATGGCAACCACTACTTCTACTGCCCTTGATCTAACAGGATCGATGTCTCAAGTGTTCACAGTCCAGGTACCCGAAGGGGTGCCTGGGTTGTTCATCACAGGCATTGACTTGTTCTTTGCGACGAAGAGTTCATCTTTCGGCGCACAATTGCAGTTGCTTCAACTCTCAAATGGTCTTCCTGATGCTTCGCAAACCATTCCAGGATCCGTTGTAACTCTGTCGTCATCACAGATTAACGTTTCCAACAATGGTTCTGTAGCAACTCGTTTCCAGTTTGATTCACCAGTCTATCTGACAGCGGATAAGAGTTATGCATTTGCAGTCCGTGGTCTCGGAAACAGTCCAGATTACACGTTGTATACAGCTGTAAATGGCAACAACGATCTTGCTAGTGGCACTTCTGTATCATCCAATCCTCTTTCTGGTGCTGCATATTATGCGAAAAATTCGACAACATGGCAGCAAATTCCGAATGAAGATCTGAAGTACAACATCTATCGTGCTCAATTCAACATTGGATCTACTTCAAATTGTCGTTTGAAGAAAGCTCCAAATGAAATGTGGTCGTTGACACATCTTGGTTTTGCTTCCGGTCCAGTGAGTATTATCGCTGGCGATGAAGTATATCTGCTCAATGACAATTGGTTCATCGACACGACCAAGACTGCCAAAGTTGTTAAGTACGACGAAGTCAACAACTATCTGTATGTTCGTAACTCTACCGGCAATTTCCTTCTGAATGACCGAATCGCAATTTGCCGAACTGCGGTTGAAGGTCAAGTTTCTGCGAACACAGACGGTATGATGTGCATTGCAACCCTTGGCGAAATCTTTGACATGCCGATGCATGGAATTGTACCAAAGGTTGCAGTGGTCAACAATCCATTGACAACTTCTAGCATTCAATATCGCGGAACATACAAGTCGGGAAGCCCAGAAGTTCCGGTGAAAGAAACTGGAGTAAACGATTGGATCACTCTCAGTTCAGACAATGAAACAGAGTTCTTCGATAAGACTCGCTATGCATTGTCGTACAGCAATGAAGTTGCCAACCTCGCCGGTAACACATCAGTTGAATTGTCGATCAACATGTCGTCAACTTCTGATTATTGCTCTCCAGCTATCGATCTGAACAGCCATTCTATCATCGGCATTCAGAATCTCATTGGTTCTGATGTTGATGGTGAAGATGGTCCATACGGTTTCGCAGAATCTCGTTACATCGGAAAGACCGTTACACTTGCCGATGGACAAGAAGCAGAAGACATTCAAGTTTATGTTGATGCATACAAGCCAGCTGGCACAGAAGTGTTGGTGTATGTGAAGTTCTGGAACAACCAAGATCCAGATACATTTACAAACAAGCCATGGACTCAGCTCGTTCAAGTAACTGACGCTTCTGTGTATTCTGTGACGAATAACTTGAATGATTACCGCGAATATCAATTCGCAGTTCCAAACACTTCTCCGACCATTCCTGGCGCGGCTTGGCGTCCACCTTCTGCTAATACACCAGATGGATTGCCACTGCAGTATTCGACGTCACTTGGAACGTTCATCGGATTCAAGCAGTTCGCGGTTAAGATTGTCCTGGCAATCCAAGACGATTCTACAGCATACATCTATCCGCGCTTGAACGACGTACGTGCTATTGCTCTACAACTTTGATATGAGTCGTTCATCTGAAACAATGCGCCGAGCGCGCGAGGCACCGGATTACCTTGTCGATTCAAAAAACGGGGCAATGATAAATACGAACAATCAAGCGCTCAGAGCGTATAAAATGAAACGCGAATATGACAGAAAAATGGTCGGTGTCGCAGATCGCGTTGAGCGTTTAGAAAAGGACATGGGAGAGATCAAGTCTCTTCTACAAATTCTTGTTGAGAGATCCGCATGACAATCGCAATTGCTAACGTATATCTCCAAAATACGTTCGGACATTGGATCCAAAGAACGAACGAAATGGCGGCAGCAATGTCGACCGTTGTGCTCACCGTTGGCAACACTGCGACGGTTGGTAATGCTTCACTTCAAGGTACATTCAGTGCCAATGTTCTTTCTTCCCAGATCATAACTGGCCAGGGAAATGTATCAGTTCAATCTGCGAACCTGATCATTTCTTCAACTGCTTCTCTACAAACGGTTGGAACTGCGCACATTTCTGGCAGCATGATCATTGATACGATCTCCAACGTACAGATTCCAGGTTCGTCAAACAATGTGAATTTCCTTTGTGCGAACCCAGCAACCGGCAACCTGTTCTTCGCGGAAGTGCTGATTCCAATTGGACAGTTGACGAATGTTACGGACACGGATGCCAACACGAAGACAAATCAATCAATTCTTCTTTGGAATCCTAACACTTCTTCTTGGTCGGTAAATACTCTCGCGTGGATTTACCAGACACACATCGGCAACCTTGCGGTAGACAACGTTACTTCTGCTCTCCTTGTTTCAAACACTGCCACCATCGGCAACACTTTGTTTGTCACGATTGGCAAGGTTGGCGTAAATACCAATACGCCTAGAACTGCGTTGGATGTCAATGGCACAATTTATGCAACGGGTGATATTTCTAGCTTCCAGACTTCTGATAGATCTCAGAAGGAATTGGATGAAGAGATTGATCCATTGGTCGCATACGCGTTATTGAAGCAGTCCAGACCAGTTCGATTCCGTTGGAAGGAAGAAGGAAAGTCAATCTATCGTTCGCCGAATGCTGTAGGATGGGATGATGGTTTAATTGCTCAAGAGTGGGAAAAGTTGTTCCCAAAACACATTTTCACTCGACCAGACGGAACCAAAGCAATTGATTATACAAAAGCAATTCCGTACCTCATCGCAGCGATCAAATATCTCGGTCAAAAGGTAGAACAGAAATATGGCAACGAAGATTCATATTGAGATTGATCAAGCGACTGATCTCAATAAGACTATTTTTCATGTTCGTGATGTGTATGGCAATATCGTCGATATGTCTAAGCAGAGTGGTATTTGTATGCTTCGAAAGAACTACACTGCTATCAACGGATATTCGATCGCAGTCACGTTCAATGCCAATGGCGATGTGATTTTAACAGATAGCGCGAACAATACTGCAAATATTGTTCCAGGACGCTATGTTTATGATGTGGTCGCTAAAGATCCAACCACAGGTGATGTTGAGCGAATTGTTGAAGGATTTGCTTATGTTTCACCAGCTATTTCTTGGTTTGGTAATACTGCTCCTGCTCCTGAATTTGAACCAGGAACAACATTCACACAATTGACGGCTGTATTGCAACAAGTTTGAGGAAATAATTACAATAATCCTCATCTTGAGCCAGTTCATACATAATGAACTGGCTCTTTCTTCTCGGACATCAGATGACAACACCGAACGTTGCAAATTCGAGCCTCTCCATGTCGCAAGTCAATGGCGAGCTCAATTATCCAACTAACACCACTCGCGCATTGAATGATATGATCGTTCGCGAGCTATCTGGCGTTCGCGCAAAAACTGTACAAAACACAACGATCAGTTTTAGTGACCTGTCAAACAAGACTGCATTCGGTGGTCTTTTTTCGAACAGCCGATCAAATACTGTCAATGACTTTGGTAGCATCCAGCCAACTCTCACGTTCGGCACTTACACTGATCTTCTGGATGCCAATATTGTTTGGAGTGCAAATGTCGTTTCTGGTTGGCAAGGCATTGCTAACTCACAGACAAATGCAAACAACTTTTCTATTTCTTTACCACTGACCAATATTGGCTCAGCTACAGCGAACGTTCTAGTTTCCGTCACCGTTTCCTATGCAGGTCATTTGATTGGTACTGCAAACCAATATGTGACATTGACAGGCACCGTATATGATCCTGCATTGACGTTCACTGGTAACACAAATGTCAACGTTCAGGGATATGTTGCTCAAACTGCAACAACCACATTGACTGCTTCGTCAAACGCATCGAATGCTACCATTTCATTCACAGTGACTCCGAACACCGGCGTTTCAGTGAGCGGAAACTCTGTGATTTTCAATGTTGTTGCACCAACAGTGACAACAGATAATACCATGGTTTACACAGTTCAAACCAACGTAAACTACAAAGGCGCTGTGATCGCGTCAAACACACAACAAATAACGGTTCGAGCGGTCTACAACGGAGCAGACTTCAATTTCGTTGTTCCTGCAACATCGAACAATGTGTTTGCCAACAATGGTCCTGTGACTTCAACCCTTTCTGTTGCTGCATCTCACAACATTCCTGGCGCCAATATTGCTTGGTCATATTCGTTGCTTTCTGGCGCGAATGCAGTGTTCACAACAGACCCAACGAATGCAAACTCAACCGTCACTTTGACGGCGAATGATGCTTCGTTTGCAAAGACCATTTGCTATGTGACTGCCACACTTCAGTATGCAAATGGCTATGTTCTCAACACGAAGACTACGCAGTTGACGCTGCGTGCCGGTGCATATGACTTGACTGTCAATCCTGGTGCGAACGTTGCGCTGTCTGGATACAACGCTCAAACCGCAACTTCCACAACCACTATTTCTTGGGGAGCAGGAACGTTCTCGCTCGCATACGCACTTGCGAACGGCACTACTGCGGTTGTCTCTAATACCGTTACACAGAACAGCGCTTCTTTGTCGTTGACAGAATATGCCAACACAATGGGCGTGACTTCTGCCGGTGTATACACTGTAACTCCGATCATCACATACGATGGCATCGTTGTTTCGAACACTCCATTCCAGATGTCCGTTTCGGCAGCATATCTGCCATACACATTCAACGTCAGCGGACCTTCATCCAATACACAAATTGGGTCAGGAATCGTCAATTCGTCCATCACTCTGGTAGGAACACACAACGTTCCTAACGGTGTGATCAACTGGATTTCTACCAACGCGAACGTTGCATTCACAACGAATACTTCTTCCGCGACAGTATCGATTTCCTCAAATACGATTCTGACTCAGAATACAACCGTTATTGCAACGCTTCTTGATGCAACTGGGCGTACCATCACCGTACAACAGTTCCCATTGATCTTGCGAGCATATGCACCAAACGTAATTTTCAACGGCGCCAACAACGTATCTGTTTCTGGATACGCAGCGAATCAAACTGCCATCAGTTCTATTGCGGCAGTATGCACGGTTCCAGGCGCGAACACATTCACTCTCGGAGCCCAGAAGGTATCCGGAAATGATCTACAAATCATCTATTATACAGGTAACACCTCCACTGACCAAATCACTCTTGAGGTGTCTACTGTTACAGGTTCTATTGGAACTCAGAGCGGCACGTACCAACTCCAAGCAAACGTCGGATACTATGGAGCAACTTACACTGCCACTGAAAATGTAACCGTCACAGCAACCACGCTCGATCCTAAATTCACGCTGACACCAACAGGACAATCGAACACAGGCTACGCTCCGGGTGTTTCTTCAGTTGGTCAGGTGGTTGCATCATACGTTGTACCCAACGGAAATGTTCAATGGTCGTACACTGGTGGAACACCAACGTCGTTTTCGTCCAACAGCACAGTGTTCTCTTTCACCAACTTGGCGAACAACGTTGGCTACTCGAACATAAACTTGAATGTAACGGCAACACTTGTGGACGCGAACAATTTGTTTGTTGCATCTCAGACGGTTTCGGTCAATACATCGTCTCAATTTATCGCACCTACGCCTACTCTTTCTGGCAGCACGACAGTTAGCACGTCCAACTTGTTCTCTTCGAAAGCAAGTACAACGTTGACTGCATCAACACCAACAGCTATTCCTGGAGCAACTTTCCAGTTCTCGACGACGTTGGTTTCTGGAACTGCACCAGCAGTTTCTACAACTGCAAACACCATCTCTCTCTCATTGAGCACGGCTGGTTCTGGTGTAAGCTCAACCTGCAAAATCAACGTTACATGTAATGTAATCATCAACAACGCAGTTGTTGCATCAACGACTGTACCGGTGACGTTGACATCTTCATGCCCAGTGCCGACCATGAATTATGCGGCATATGCTAACAATCAAGCTTCGTACAACTATCCAATACAAGCTTGGGGTATCGCGGCGGCAAACTGGGGAGCAACACCAAGTTCTGGTGAATACATTATCATCAGCTACAGTCTTGCATCAGGTCCTGTAGCTTCTGTTTCTACAACGGCTGGTTATTTTGGTTCTCCTTCTTCCTCAGGTTCTGTGAACATGGGAATGGGAGGCAATCTTTACTTCAATCAACAAACTAGTGCAGTCGGCGCAACAACCTCAGTTTACAACATCACCTATCAGTTCTACAGTCCGAATGGTTTGTTGTTAAATCAACAGAGCAATCAGGTTGTCGTAACTGCACAAAGAAGAGATCCAGGGTTTTCGTTCAATTATGGCGGTGGACCTTCTTCTGTAACTGCAACGGGCTGGACGCAGCAAGGAACTGTACAAGCTATTGTTGGCATGCAAGCATATCAAAATTCTGATGTGCCAAATCCATCATATTCTTTCAACCCTCAACTTGTTTCAGGCACGCCTGCTAATTTCAATTACAACAATGCAACAGGAGCTTGCAACGTTCAATTGATTTCAAATGGTTCTGCGGCAACTTCTCAGTACAACATCAGCTGTACATTGTATTCGAACGGACAACAAATTGGTGGACCTATCACTATTCCAGCAACGTGTTCTGTTCAACCTTACTACATTGCTATAGCTTCTCAGTCATCTACAAACGGTATCATTTCTTCATCAGAATATGATACAGGCGGTGTTACTGTCTATTACACCTCCAATTATCCAAATTTCCAAAACTACTTCTCATACACATTAGCCAATACGGGTACTCCTTCAGGAACAACGTACAGATCTCCGCAAAGCGGTCAAGGTTTTACAAGCCCGTACACATACGTTTACGTTCAATACAGCCCGCCGCCGCCATCGCTTGGTAAATACGGCTGTTCTGGAATCATTACCCCATATGTTGCTGGTGTTGCTGGTCCACAAACACCATTCTCTTATCAAATTTGGGTTCAATATGTCCAAACGACGTGTGTCGGAGAAAACATGTGGCTGGACGATGATTATCAGGCTCATCAAATTGTGGAAGGAATGATTTTTGATTCATGGACGCCAGAAGATGGATTCAGCATTGATTTTGTCAAGTCGACCGAAGGTCCGTTCAAAGTTGAAGTGGTGAGAATCACCACTCAGAGTGGCGCTATTCTTGAATGTTCTCACAACACTCCGTTCAACAACAAAGGTTCTGTGAAGGATATGGAAGACATTACCTACGCAGCCGATTTGTTGGGTAAGGAAGTTTTGGTGGATATCTATGGTGAAACCTTCTGGGAGCCAGTCATTCAAGTTGAATATCTCGGTTTCCAAAATGTCTACAATATCAGTTTCGGCGGAAAATCTTACGCAGCTGGCGCTGATCCAAAGAAGAAAATTTATAGCCACAACAAGATTGCTGGTGGCGGTGGTTGAGGAACAAATTAATGACTGATGTAAGAATCAAGGCTGATGAAAATGGACAACCAGATGCTCCTTCTCTCGCTACAGTGAACAAGAAGATTGAAGCATTCGTTGAAATCCTAACTGCTGCTTTCCAAAAGCAACACGAAAGGATTCGCACGCTTGAGCAGGAAGTAGAAAAACTCAAGAAGAGCAAGAATGGCTAAGTTTGAGTATATGAGTTCAAATGAGTGGCTTGGCGATCCAACCACTCATTTCATGAAGACCGGCGAAACGCTGAGAGCACCAAGCGAAGATCAACTTCGCTTGGGCGAAATCATTCCGCGTTTCGGAAACGGAGTGAAAGTTGAATATGACATCTCATTTTCCGTCGGTGAATATAAGGTCAAGGGTTACAAATTCACAGATTTTATGTCAAAATGTGTCATGTTGTGCGCTCAACACGACGTGATTGGCAGAAAAAACATAACCGAAGTTGCGGCTTGGGGACCGACCGACGAAGGTCATGAAGTTGTAAACCAGTTACGTGCACAGATTACTGACAAGTACATCACGACTTCACCGCAATTGAGTCAATATTATTGCAACGATCTGATCGTTCTTCCTGGCACAAATGTGTTAGCCAAAGAAGAAATGGTTGATTTCTTGAAAATTGATGATCTAGTGGCAAAGGGAGCAAAAGTTAAGCTGCATCCAATTACGTCCAAAGTTTGGCGCACTATGCTTTC